TACTGGGGTTACTTATTACAATACGACAGGTAAGCTTATTGTACTGTCTATTAACTATACCCACAATTCCGGTACTTTAACAATAACCATTAATGGTTCTGTTGTGCCTGTAGTAAGCGGTGGTAGTACATCTACACCAACACATAATATTCAAATACCAATTCCTGTTGGTGCCAGTTATTTAATAACCAATACTGGCACAGAAACAATAAATTCAGTTTTTGAGCTTCGTTAGGAATCTATCATGTCATATTTTAAAGACAATACAAACGCGGTGCATTTTATAGATGACGATTCTTTAGCTTATCTTTTACCAATTGGCGCTGAAAAAATAAGTGATTCAGAAGCCGAAGAAATTAAACTAGAGCAATCACAAAAAGTAATAGTGCCAAATTCTGTCACAATGCGGCAGGCTCGATTAGCCTTACTTGCTGCGGGGAAACTATCACAGGTTGATGCAGCAATTAACTCACTGCCTGAACCACAAAGAAGTGAAGCAAAGATTGAGTGGGAATACTCCGGCGAAGTATTAAGAAACAAGCCTTTTGTTCAAAGTCTAGGGGCGGCGCTTGGTCTAAGTAATGATGATTTAGATGCATTATTTATAGAAGCTGTTAAGCTTTAAGCATTCACTTCTTATAGGTACATATAAAATGAGTAATCGAAATTTTACAGATGAAGAACTAGAAGCACTGGCGCAACGACTGGAAGAACTTATTGTAGAACGTATGCAAATTAACATAGGCAAAGCAGTTCTTTCAGTAGCATGGAAAAGTTGTGTGACTGTGGCTGCTGGATTCTGGGCATGGTTTCATTTAAATCCAAAGGGAAATTAAAATGGGAGCAATCTTATCCTTGTTACCTTTTATTGGTGGTATTTTAGATAAAGTAATTCCAGACCCGCAAGCAAAAGCAGACGCTCAATTAAAAGTAATGGAGTTAGCTCAAAATGGTGAATTAGCTATTTTAAAATCCCAAACTGATCTAGCTACAGGACAATTAGAGGTAAATAAAGCAGAAGCAACTAATGCGTCTTTATTTGTGTCGGGATGGCGACCCGGAATTGGTTGGGTGTGTGTTGCTGCTTTAGCATATCAATTTCTAATCCGTCCATTTGCTGTATGGATTTGTTTGCTTTATGGAGTAACTATTCCAGAACTTCCGGGTTTAGATGACAATCTGTGGGAATTATTATTTGGTATGCTAGGTTTAGGTGGCTTACGTACAATTGAAAAAGTAAAGGGCGTTACAAAATGACAACATCAAATCAAACTATAGGAGAATTGACTAGAGATAGTATTATTGCTGCTGCTCTTAGAAAAATTGGTTTTGCTAAAGGACAGACTCCAGATAGTTTTGATTTGGCAGATGCACAAGTGTCTTTAAATGCAATGTTAATGTCATTCCAAGCAGATGGAATGCCTCTTTGGAAGCTGTCAAAATACACTCTAACAATGACAGCAAATACTGCTACTTATACTATTGGAGTAGGGCAGACTATAAATATTCCATATGCATTAAAATTACATCAAGTATTGAGAGTGCCTACTGCTGCCTCTACGCCGATTCCTTTGGAGCAAAAAAGCATTTATGACTATAATCGTTTACCTACAAACAATACTGGCACTCCGGTTAGTTATGCATACACCCCTTATACAAATTATGGTGTTTTGCGAATTTGGCCTGCTCCTGCTACTACCGATGTTGCTCAATTCACATTGGATCTATGGTATCAAAAGCCATTTGACTTATTTACAACAGGAACTGAGACTATAGATTTCCCTCAATATTGGCAAGAAGCTGTCATCTATGGGTTAGCTGTAAGATTAGCTCCTGAATATGGTGTCCCTCTCAATGATCGCCAAATTCTCCAAAAAGAAGCTTCATTTTTCTATGATAAGGCACTAAGTTTTGGTAATGAGGATGCTAGTTTATTCATTCAACCGACTGTTAGGATGAAATAATGGCAAATTCACGTACCCCGGAACAATCCACTTATCAAACAAAACCGATCCCTTTATTCTATACTTTAACAAGTAGAGATAATTCACAAACAAAAGATGCTCAATATGTTAATGTATTTATTGAAAATATTCAAGAAAAGGCTTCTCAAGAAAATATAAGTACGTTGGTCTCAAGACCCGGTACATCCTTATATAAGACTAATAGTGGTGATGGTGTTCGTGGGATCTATTATTGGGACACAACAAGTAGATGGTATTACTGTGTTGATAATACCTTATATTCTTGTTTAATGGATGGTACAGATGTCCATACAGTCACTACATTTACAACATCTTCTGGAAACATTGGATTTACTGAATTTTTATATATCTCTAATGCAGTTGATCTAATAGTCACTGATGGAACGACATTAAAAACAATCTCATCTACTGAAACAGTTACTAATGGAACTGATCCAAATATACCTACACCCCACTTATCAGATGTTTTTTGTATTGATGGATATTTACTTTTAGTAAAAGAAGATACTGCTGACATATATAATAGTAACAACGACGCTCCTTTAACCTTCACATCTGGAGATTTTATTACTGCGGAAAGCATTCCAGATAGAATAAATAAAGCTACTCGCATGAACAACTATTATATTGCTTTTGGTAGAAAGTCAATTGAGTTTTATTGGGATGCGGGTGAGCCAAGTGGAAGTCCTTTTAGACGAAATGAAACCCCATTCAAAACCACTGGTTATGTCGGTGGCCATATGCAGTCAGGGAATGAAATTTATTTTGTAGGAAAATCTGATGGAAATAGCCCTGAAGTCTTTTTATTAAAAGAGTTTCAATTATCTTCAATTAGTTCTCCTGCCGTAAAAAAAGCTTTAGAAAAAACAGACACTTCGTTTGATATTAAAGGACACTCCATTAGCTACAGCGGGCAAAATTTTTATGTTCTTGTTTTGAAAGAGATGACTTGGGTGTATGACACAGAACTCCATGTTTGGTATAGATGGAATTATCAAGACACTAATTTTTTTTATATCTCTCAGGCAGCTACTGGACTAAACTCTGAATGGAAAACAGTTATTTCTTTAACAGATGATCCAAATCTATATATATTTGATTCTAATGTTTTTCAAGATAATCTAGTGAATTTTAGTGGTGAAATTATAACTCATTTACATTCTTTTGGCTCAATGAATCAAAAAGTAGTAAATAGACTTAGTTTACTTGCAGATAGAGTTCCAGCTAATGTAGAGATTTCTTGGACTGATGATGATTACCAAACCTTTTCTTCTCCTCAATCTGTGCATTTAGACCAACAACTTCCTTGTGTTAGACGGGGAGGTAGAACCAGACGACGAGCATTTAAACTCAGGTTTTCTGATAATTATCGGTTTCGTATTAGGGGTTTAGAAGCAGAAATTAATATAGGAGCTAATTAATGGCATACCTTCCTCCAGTTCCTCTAGGAACTCCATCGGCACAGCCGAATATGTGGGCTGATTGGTACAACAGGGTTCGAGATTTATTAAATGGCGGTCTTAGTATTTTATGGTCTGCTATTGATAAAACAGGAAGTCAGTTATCGGACATTGCATCACGTCCTCATAGTCAACTACAGTCTATTCAAGGGGGCGCTCCGGGAGAATATTATCATCTAACAGCGGCTCAAGTTGCTTCGTTAGGAGTGGGAGCACACAATTCTTTATCTAGTATTCAAGGAGGAACTTCTGGACAATATTATCACTTGACAAATACCGAATATAGTGATATAGTATATTTAGGAAATTTAAAATTAAATAGTAAGTCTTCTGACCCAACTACGACAGACATTCCTTCAGGTTACTCTAAACTATATAAAAATACAGCCACATCTACAATAAAATTGTGGGTTAACGATGGGGGCACTTTAAAAAGTGTAACATTAGCATGATAGACGAAGCAAATATTAATTCTGCACGCGCTGCTCAACAAGGAATGAGGAGAGCAGGACCTTCTCCAAATAAACAAAAATCATTGAATGATATTTTTGTATCTCCCTTTCCCATAAAAATTTCAGGAAAACAAAAAAATTATTCTGGACTGGATGAGTCAATTCCTATGACAGAATTTACTCAAGCAAACGTTGACGCTGCTGCTAACTATAAGCAAAAGTATCTTGCCGAGCGTACCTCTGGCCCTAGGGAATTTGGCGATCAGTGGGGTGGCGAGATTGGTGCAGCTATTGGAGGTTATTTTGGAGGTCCAGTGGGCCGTATGGGTGGTAGAATGATCGGAGCAGAGGCTGGCGGAGAAATTATCCAAGGCTTTGATGACGTTTTTCATGAAGCACCCTCTGTTTTTGAAGATGCTGTACACGAAACTTTTAATGTTTTAGGAATAAGTGGTGGAGGATCAAATAAAATCATTTGCACTGCCATGAACGAACATTATGGGTTTGGTAAATTTAGA